GTCGCTAAATGTCCTTTTGTCTTTAACCCGTTATCTAGACTCACACCCTCTTTAATGAATGACTTTTGCTTGAGAAATTCTTGCTCAAAACGTTTGCTCCTGGCAAGTTTTTCCTTATAATACATAAAATTATTCCTTAGCACAGCTAACTTTTCCGCGTTCTCCTGCGCAGAAACCTCTACCCCTTCCTCGTCACTAGACTCTCCCATTACCAGAATGGGAAAACTTTTTCTATCTAGCACTCCAGGGTCAACAGAAACTTTATATGTATTTGAAATTGGTATAGTATTAGGTGCTTGGCTATCCTCGGTCTCACAGTTCATACATTTGCCGGCTTCCGTCGCCGGCTTATTTTTCATTCCACACCTGCAGGACCAGCCTGTTGTGCCGCCTGTTGGGGCGGTAAAACTAATGCCGCAGCCACCCCGCCGCCACCCGGGTCTGCCGGCGGATGCGCCTGGACCACTGGGCCTTCCGGCAATCGCGGGGGTAGCTCCGCGGCGTCCATGCGAAAATGCTGGCCGGGTACGTTGTGCACTCTCCGTGCCGCAAATATCGCAGGTCTAGGAGTTAGACTCGTGTTTATCTTAAATTCAACAGGTTTCTTAACCCTAGTAAGACGAACGACCGGTCGAATCTTCACTACTCTGGACTGCCACTTCATCAGACTAACGTTTGGCTTGCTGATACTTATATTCAAGATCTGGCCGTCTAACACTGTTCGCAACTGTGGTAACACGTGAGACCTACCTTCGCGTCTGCTAGATTCGTGTGGCTCCCAGGTGTGTGCAAGGTTGGTTTCAAACTCTATACTGGCCGGTTCCACAATACACTCCCTCACTGGCGCCCATGATTGTTTCTCATTCCCGTTTAGTGAATCACGGAATGTAACTTCATGTCCGAACAGTCTATATATATTCGCTACGATCACCTTCTGTTCAAAGTCATATCTAGGATTAGACCTACCAAGGCCTTTGAATACCTGGACGGCTTGTAAGTGAGCAGTCGTCTCAAGTGAACAAGCAACAGCACCTAATATGATGCTGCCACTTACTGGTGCATATATTGCGTCTATCTTAACTTCTGCTCCTATTGAGCCGTCAAGATCCCGTATCTGAGTTATCTTGTCCATCCTATATAAGTATGATGTATCTATTGATACTCCACACCCTTCAGTCATTGCAGTCGGAAATTCCTTCCCTGTTACTAAGGATACCGCCGCAGGCCTCATGTGCGCCGTTGCAGTAATCCCTAACTCTTCGTAAAGTGAACCAAAGACTGTCCTCCAGTCATCTCTACTTCTAGCTTCGTTGTGATACAGACTATACAGCCCATACCACATGTAATAATTAAGTATTCCTGATGCCGCTATGAAATTTTCAGGTATCCCGGCCTCACTCATCGGGAATGCTGGGCCGTTTGTTTCCGGTTCATAAGCTACTCCCTCAAGCACACCTTTAATCCTGGCCCTCGTCGGAGAAAAGTTAGCTAACACTAACCTCAGTTCTGCTTCCTGCCATGCACAAGCTTCCATACTGGACCAGCATGGGTGTAATGCCATAGATCCGAGTGCCTCCAGAGCAGCCGCAAAATGCTGTTCTACTCTGTTGAGCCTGACATAGTCAATTATCCATGCCCACTGGGTCTGTGGCTCTGTCCACGGAATACCGTTGAAGTCTCCCGTTATTACGCCTGTCCCGTT